AGGGGGGCCCGCCCCCTCCCCCTGGGATAGACCGGGACCGGGTCGAAATGTGCCCGGATGCGAAAAGTATTTACCCGCCCCGTATGCATACAAATAACGCCGCAAAATTCGGCTTTGGATTTGGAGGTTGTGCGGTGGCTACCCGCGGTCGACCTCCGAAGCCCGTCGAGCAGCATCGCCGCACTGGCACGTTCGACGCCTCGCGCCACAATCGTGGCGCCTTGGTTGCGGTTGAGCCCGTGTCCTTGGAGCCGTTCCAGCGCCAGGCCGCCGACCTGTTCGCCGACATCATGCAGGCGGGCTCGGCTTGGTTTGCCCGCACCGATGGAGTGCAGCTGGCGATGCTGCGCGAGTCGCTCGAGGAGCGTGAGCGTCTGCTTCCGGTGGCGGAGTCGTCGACCGAGGCCCGCAAGCAGCTGCGCGAACTCAACCGTGAGATCGCTGACTGGCTGACTCAACTGGGTTTCAACCCGACCGCTCGAGCCCGCCTCGGGTTGGCCGAGGTGAAGGCCGCTTCGACGCTGGAGAAGTTGCAGGCGAAGCGCACCAAGTAGACGGAGCCTCCTGCGCATGGCACCTCGAAAGATCAAGGGCTGGCCGCCGGCCATCCTGACTCCTGTCCCGGCTGCGGATATCAAGCGCGGCGACGGCCCGTTGGTTACTGAGTTCATTGAGGCCTTGTGCCCTCAGGTCAAGGACTCGGTGGGTGGCCGGGCTGGTGAGCCTTTGCTGCTGCGTCCTTGGCAGCGCAAACTCATGGACAACCTGTTTGCCCGTCGGGCCGATGCGAGATATCGGCACCGGGTAGGTGTCGTTGGGTTAGCCCGCAAAAACGGGAAAAGCGCATTGGGCTCCGGCATCGCCCTCTATGGCCTGTTTATGGGTCCTCGAGGCGGCGAGGTTTACTCGTGCGCGGCTGACCGGGACCAGGCGCGCATCGTGTTCGGCGCTGCCAAGCAGATGGTGGAGATGTCCCCGGAGTTGGCCGAGCAGGCGAAACTGTATCGGGACGCCATTGAGATCCCGGCGACGGGCTCGGTGTACCGGGTGCTTTCCTCCGAGGCGTTTACCAAGGAAGGCCTGTCGCCGACTCTGGTCGTTTATGACGAGCTGCACGCCGCGCCGAACCGTGAACTCTGGGACGTGATGACGCTGGCGCAGGCCGCACGCTACGACGCCTTGACTCTGGCTATCACGACTGCTGGGGTGCGAACGGACTCCACCGGGCAGGACTCGGTCTGTTATGGCCTGTACCAGTACGCGCAGCGGGTCGAGGCCGGCGAGGTTGAGGACCCGTCGTTCTTTGGCGCTTGGTGGCAGGCGGACCCGGACTGCGACCACCGCGACCCGAAGAATTGGCAGATCGCCAACCCTGGCTACGGCGACATCCAAGACCCCGAGGATTTTGAGTCCTCGGTGAAGCGGACCCCGGAGGCGGAGTTCCGCACCAAGCGCACCAACGTGTTCGTGTCCTCGCAGCAGGCTTGGCTGCCGCACGGCTCTTGGGACGAGCTGCCGGAGATGTCGCCAGTGGATGACGGCACCCCGGTCGTGCTCGGCTTTGACGGTTCGTTCTCGGGTGACACGACCGCGATTGTCGGCGTGACGATTGAGGAGACCCCGCGCGTCTGGCTGGTCGATATGTGGGAGAAGCAGCCCACCGACCGTGACGACTGGCGGGTGGACATTGGCGGCGTTGAGGCTCGGATCTTGGAGACGTGCGGCCGGCTCAATGTGGTTGAGGTTGCGTGTGACCCTTACCGCTGGCAGCGCAGCATGGAGGCGCTGGCCGAGGCCGGGGTTCCGATTACTGAATACCCAAGCTCGAGCCCAGCTCGCATGGTCCCATCAACGGCCAAGTTCTTTGACGCGGTGGTATCAGGCCAGGTCGCGCACGATCATGCTCCCGCTCTTGCCCGCCACCTGGACAACTGCGTCATCAAGACCGACCAAAAAGGGCCGCGGGTAGTCAAGGAGCACCGCGGCTCTCCTCGCAAGATTGACGCCGCAGTTGCGGCGATCATCGCTTTTGACCGGGCTACCCATCGCCGCGAGGCGGAGCCCGAAGCACCTGTCGCCAGTTTCTTTTCCGTTTAGGAGCGTCTATGCGCATCGCCCTCGCTTTGCAGATCGCTGGCTGCGCTGCGCTCATTGTCGGGTGCGCCCTTGTGGCGCCTTGGCTCGGTTTCGTTGTCGCTGGCATCTGCGGGCTGGCTTTCGGTGTCGCGCTTGAGAGAGGCCTCTAATGCTCGCAAACTTGTTCGGCGGTCAGCCGATGGAGGAGCGAAACCTCTCCTACCAGCAGGTGTGGGGCTCCGGCATTGACGTCTCGGGCTTCGCTACCTGGGCGGGCACGGTTGTCAACCAGAAGAACGCCCTCGAAATTGGTGCGGCCTACGCTTGCGTGCGGCTGCTCTCAGACACGATCTCGACTCTGCCGGTGGACACGTTCATCCGCCGCGACGGCAACCGGCTCCCCTACCGGCCGCGGCCGGCCTGGGTGTACGAGCCCGAGGGCCCCGGCTCCAGCCGGATCGAGTATTACAAGCAGATCGTCGTGTCCATGCTGCTGTCGCATGGCGCGGTGGTGCAGATCCTCCGCAACGGCAACGGCGAGATCGTGGCGTTGCAGCCGCTTGACCCGACGCGCGTGGACATTCGCCGGAACCGCGAGACGCGCCTGCGCGAGTTCGTCATTGACGGCGGCCAGGCGATTCTGCCCGGCGAGGACGTGCTCTACATCCCGGAAATGCGCCGCCCTGGCTCGCTCAAGGGCGTCAGCCGGGTGGACGAGCTGAAGCAGACGCTCGGCTTGGCGAAGGCGCTTGATGAGTTCGCGTCGCGCTACTTCTCCAACGGTGCCAACACCTCGGGGATGATCGAGTTCCCTGGCAACCTGACGCAGGAGCAGGCCAAGGATCTGGTCGACGCTTTTGAGGCTGGGCACAAGGGGCTGAAGAAGGCTCACCGGCCGGGTGTGTTGTCGGGTGGCGCGAAGTTTGTGAAGACGGGCTCGGATGGCGAGCAGGCTCAGATGCTCCAGAGCCGCATGTTTGCCGTTGAGGAAGTGGCGCGCGTCTTCCGTGTTCCGCCGCACATGATCGGCCTTACCGCCCCTGGGACGCAAAGCTACGCATCTGTTGAGGCCAATGCCATCCAGTTCACCCGCTACTCGCTCACCCCGCTCATCGCCGCCATCGAGGAGGCCCACAACCGGCTGCTCCCTGGCGACGTGTTCCTGCGCGTGAACATGGACGGCCTTCTCCGGGGCGACTCGGCTACGCAGGCACAGGTGTTCTCAACGGCGTTGCAGGCCGGGTACATGAGCGTCAACGAGGCACGCGGTCTCATGGATCTTCGCCCGGTTGACGGCGGCGACAACCCGCGGGTCCCGCTTGCCAACATCGCCGTCGCTTCTGCGGGGATCGTTGAGGAGCGCGAGCGCGTCGAGATGGCCGCGAAACTTGTCCAGTCTGGCTACGAGCCCGCAGCTGTGCTGTCGGCGCTCGGGCTGCCAGCAATGCCGCACACGGGCCTGGCGTCTAACCAGTTGCAGCCGGCCGAGAACGCCCAGGTCTGACGTGCCCGAGGTCCCCGGCTACATGGCGTCCGCAGCCCGCAAGGGGCTGGCCTTCCGAGCCGACGGCTATGGCGGGGACGGCCTGGCGGATCGCACCATCCGAGAGGCCCGTCAGATCGCTGACGGGCAAATGTCCGACGACAAGGTCATTCGGGCGAATGCTTGGGCGGCCCGGCACGCGGTCGACCTTGAGGCGCCGCAGAACAGCGACGGCAACCACCCCGACTATCCCGGCGCGGGCGCCGTGGCTCATTACCTATGGGGCATTGACCCGACGGACCCTGGACCGGCGAGGCGCTGGCTTGAGCGCGAGGCCGAGCGTATTCGCGAGGAAGAAGGACGAAGCATGACAGGCATGGAGACCCGCACTTTCACGGTCGACGACCTTGAGGTCCGCGAAGCCCCCGAAGGTATGAGCTTCGAGGGATACGCGGCCGTGTTCAACTCCCCGAGCGAGCCCCTGCCCTTCACCGAGACGATTGCTCCTGGCGCCTTTGCTCGGTCGCTGAAGTCCCGAAACAACGTCTTCCTTCTGGTGAATCACGACCCGGCCCGCCCCTTGGCGTCAACCCGGTCGAAGACGATGACGCTGGAGGAGGACGGCCGCGGGCTGCTTGTCAAGGCGACCCTGCCGGACACGAGCGACGGCCGCGACCTGGCGGTTCTACTCGGCGGCGGTGGCAATCCGCGCGTGATCGACTCAATGAGCTTCGGCTTCTCTGTTCCTCGCGGCGGCGACAAGTGGAACGAGGACGGCAGCCAGCGCACCCTCCAGCAGGTGCGGTTGCATGAGACATCCATCGTTACGTTCCCTGCCTACCAGGCCACGACCGCTGCGGTGCGCAGCCTGGACATGCTGGCCGAGGCCACGGGCGAAGACGCCGACGCACTCAATGGCGCGCTAGAGGCGCTGGAGCGTGGCGCGACCCTGACGATGGACCAGGCTGGCCTGTTGTCTGCGGTGGTGGCGAAGTTGTCGCCGGAGCCGCAGCCCGAGCCTGTGGTTGAGCCGGTGGCGCACGACCCGGCACAGATCAACCTGCTCAAGACCAAGCTCGACCTGGCCTTCAAGGCCTGAGACTTCCTGGCCGCGCGAGCCGCGGCTAGGTCCCCGCTCTGAGGAGCCTCGGCGGGATTCGCAAGAAACACCTGCGCAATCCAACAAACCGAGACCCCAGAAAGGGGTGAACTAAGTTGTCCGAGTACTTGAAGAAGCTCGTGGAGGATCGCCAGTCGGCGTACCACGCAGCGAAGGCGAAGATGGACGAGGCTGCCGCTGAGAGCCGCGACCTGTCCACCGAGGAGCGCGAGTTCGTCGACCGCACGTTCGCGGAGCTTGACGAGAAGCGCACCATGATTGACACCCTCATCACCGCTGAGAAGCGTGAGGCTGAGATCGCTGAGGCCATGCGTGGCGTCGCAGATGTCGCTCGCCCGGTTGAGGCCCGCACCGCTGCGGCCGAGTCCGACGCCGACATCCTTCGTCAGCTGCTCGCTGGTGAGCGCCGCGCGCACTCGTTCCAGTTTGAGAAGCGCGACATCGCCAAGACCAGCAGCAACGCCCCCGTGCCCACGTCGTTCTCCGACGTCGTCATCGACCAGGCCCGCCTCGTCGGCCCGATGCTTGACCCGACCGTCGTCACTGTCCTCAACACGGGCTCCGGCGAGGACCTTGTCCTTCCGTCGCTCGCGTCCTGGTCAACGGCCGGCTTCGAGGCTGAGGCCGCCACGATCGACGAGTCGGACCCGACCTTCGGCAAGACCACGCTCAAGGCCTACAAGTACGCCTTCATCGTGCAGGTCTCGCAGGAGTTCCTGGCCGACAGCAACATTGACGTCATTGGCTTCCTCGGCCAGCAGGCCGGCAACGCCATTGGCTACGCGGTCAACGACAAGCTCACGCTGGGCACCGCCACGGTGGAGCCCAACGGCATTGTCACCGCGGCTGCGGCCGGCGTGACCGGCGGCACCGCTACCGCGACACGCGGCACGGGCGGCTTCACTGCTGACGATCTCATCGACCTCGTCTACTCGCTCGATGGTGCGGCTCGCCGCCTCCCCGGTTTCGGGGTCATGGCGAACGGCTCCAGCATCGGCGCCATGCGCAAGCTCAAGACGTCGTCGGGTGACTACGTCTTTGTGCCCAGCATCCAGCCCGGAACCCCGGACTCGATCCTCGGCTACTCGCTGATTGAGAACCCGGCAATGGCCTCGGTCGCTTCGGGCGCCAAGTCTGTTCTTGCCGGGCACTTCCCGTCGTACTACGTCCGCACCGTGGGCGGCATCGACGTGGCCCGCTCGGATGACTTCGCCTTCAACACCGGCCAGGTCACGCTCCGCTTCCAGATCCGCGTCGACGGCAACCTGCCTCAGACGTCGCACGTCAAGCGGTTTACCGGCGGCACCGCCTAGTCACTAGGCACCTAGACGTGGATGGCCCCGCCTTTGCGCAGGGGGGCGGGGCCATCCACACCCCCCTGCGCACACAAGGAGAAACAGGTGGCCCATGCCACGAAAGCCTCAAACACTCGCAACAATTCACGCAGCGGGAATCCCGCTCGACGTGCCGCCGCCCGAGAGGGAGCAACTGCTCCGGCTGGGACTGCTGCACGAAGAATCCTCTGGGCCAGCAACGCGCCCTGGACGGCCACGGGCTACGGCGAGCAAACCCAGCAAGCCACCCGGCGAATCAAAGCCGCCGGCCACCAAGTAGCCATCGCCTCCAACTACGGGCTCGAGGGCTCAACCATGGAATGGGAAGGCCTGCCGGTCTACCCCCGCGGCCTTGACGTCTACTCCAACGACGTCATCCCCGCCTATGCGATGGACTGGGGCCGACCAACTGGGCAGCAGGCCGTCGTCATCACCCTGTTTGACTGTTGGGTTTTCAAGGGCGCTGGCTGGGACCATGTGGAGCGCGTCGCCTCTTGGGTGCCGATTGACCACTTCCCCGCCCCGGCCCCAGTTATCGAGTGGCTGGCGCGCCCCAACGTGACGCCGATTGCCATGTCGCAGTTTGGGCTTGATGCGATTGAGCGCCACGACGTTGAGGCGCTGTACGTCCCGCACGCCATTGACACCAAGGTTTTCAAGCCGACGGAGTTGATGCAGGGTAGCGACGGCCAGGTGCCTGCCCGCATATGGATGGGCATCCCCGAGGATGCCTTCGTTATCGGCATGGTGTCGGCGAACAAGGGGCAGGTGGATCGCAAGTCCTTCGCCGAGTCCTTCCTCGCCGCCGCGATGGTCATGCAGAAGCACGACGACGTCTGGCTTTACCTGCACACCGAGCCGAGCCCAGCGATGTCTGGCCTTGACTTGCGGGCGCTGCTGGCCGCGACCGGCGTGCCGATGGACCGGGTCGCCTTCGCTGACTCGTACTCCTATCGGATGGGCATCCCGAAGGAAGCCCTTGCCAGCATCTACACCGGCATGGATGTGCTGCTTCAGCCCAGCCGAGGCGAAGGCTTCGGCATCCCCAGCCTTGAGGCTCAAGCCACCGGCACCCCGGTCGTGGTCAGTAACGCCACCGCGCAGCCCGAGCTTGTCGGCGACGGCTGGCTCTGCGACGTGCAACCCGCCTGGGACGCACCCCAAGGCTGCTGGTTCTTCACCCCGCTGGTGCCCAGTATCGTCGATAACCTTGAGGCTGCCTATGCGCGAGGTCGGGGCCGCTCGCAGCAGGCCATTGACTTTGCCGCCAACTATGACGCCGATGTTGTGTTTGACAGGTATTGGCGGCTAGCGCTTGACGTCCTCCTCGCGCCATGAGGGTCGCTTGGGTCACGCACCACATCCCCAGGGTCAAGGAAAGGCACGCGGCGCTACTGCCGGGGAAGTATGCGGGTGGGGCGGAACGGAACACCGACTACATGGTCACGGCGGCGCCGGCCGGTGTTGAGGTCTCCTACATCGAGCCCGAAGCCGCTGAGAGCGCCGCAGACGAATCCTGGGACCGGGTAGTAGTCGGAGGCACTGACAAACTCTCCGAAGCCTCTATGAATTTCCTAGCGGCTCTCAGGCCCATTGTCTGGGTGCAGCACGCCCAGCACCGCACACCGGCCAAGGCTGACCTGTTCCGCCAGGCCTCGCGGTTCTTGACGATGAGCCGCGCGCACATGGGCTGGGAAGCCGAGTGGACCGGGCGGGCCGACGACTTTATTCACTCTCCGGTTCCGCCGAACTGCGTCGCCCCCGCCGATAAGGAACCTTTTGCCTTGTTCGCGGGCAGACGCCACCCGGCCAAGGGGAAACTCAACGCCCGCATTTGGGCGCAGCGCCACGGCCTGGAACTCGTCGAGCTGGAGAACGCCCCGCACGAGGTCGTCCTTGACCACATGGCCCGCGCCAAATACTTCGTCCACCTCCCCAAGGAGCGGGACGCCTGCCCCCTCGTCGTCATCGAGGCCACCCTCGCTGGCTGCGACATCGTCACCAACTCCCTCGTCGGGCGGCTAGAGCCCGGCGACCCTGCGGCAGTACTCGCCCAGCAACCCGAGCGGTTCTGGCGAATTGTGGAGGAAACAGCATGAAGATCGTTGTCACCGGCTCCGCCGGCACGTTGGGCGCCCCCCTGGTCGCCGAGCTGCGGGAACGCGGCCACGACGTCTGGGGAATCGAACTCCAGCACACCGGCCAGCCCCAGACCGTGCGCGCCGACGTCGCCGACTACCGGCAGCTTCGCGCTGCCTTCGACCGCGTCGGCGACTTCGACCTCGTCTACCACCTGGCCGCCGAGTTCGGGCGCATCAACGGCGAGGAGCACTACGAGCAGGTCTGGCGCACCAACGCCATCGGCACCCGCAACGTGCTTGAGCTTCAGCGTGAGCGCGGCTTCCGCCACGTCTTCGCCTCCTCCTCCGAGGTTTACGGTGAGGCCGACGCCGAAGCCATCGACGAGCGCTACCTCCTTAACAACCCGCAGCCGCGCCTCACCAACGACTACGCCATCAGCAAGCGCGTGAACGAGGAGCAGATCCGCAACTTCGCAGACCGCTACGGCACCAAGACCATGACGCTGCGGTTCTTCAACGCCTACGGGCCCGGAGAGCGCTACCACGACTATCGCTCGGTGGTGTGCCTCTTCGCTTACCGGCTTCTAACCGGGAAGCCCATCACGGTGTATGAGAACTATCACCGGGTCTTCATGTACCAGGGCGACTTCTTGGTCAGCCTCGCCAACGCGGCCACGAGCTTCGCCCCAGGCGAGACCGTGAACGTCGGCGGCGACGAGTACGTCAGCGTGGAGGACATGGCAAACATGCTGCTCGAGGTCACGGGCGCCCACCCGTCTTTGGTGAACCGCCTGCCCTTGGACAAGCACAACGTCACCAGCAAGAAGCCTGACATCTCCAAGGCCAAGGCACTGCTGCACCACAACCCGCGCACAAGGCTCGCTCAGGGACTCCCCCTGACCGTCGACTGGATGCGGAAGCATTACGAAATCGGAGGCTGACCGTGGCAATTGCTAACGGCTACGCAACCCTGGCGCAGATCAAGTCTGCGCTGCGCATCCCGTCCGGCGACGCCACCGACGACGCCCTCCTCGAGATGGCCGTCGAGTCCGCGTCCCGACTCATCGACGCGTACTGCGGCAGGAACTTCATCAACGCCGGCACCGTCACCCGGTACTACAACACCGAGAACCCCTACGTCGTGCAGATCGACGACGCCCGATCCATCGCCCAGGTCGAAACGTCCACGGGCCTGGATGGCGTCTATGACACGACTTGGACGATTGGCACTGCGGGCGGGCAGGGCGACGCCCAGCCGGAGCCGATCAACGACTATCTCGGTGGCGTTGTGTGGCCGTTCACTCGCATCCGGGCCATCGGCGACTATTCCTTCCCCACGGGGCCGGAAAATTCAATCAAGGTGCGGGCTGTCTTCGGCTGGCCCAACATCCCGGTCACGGTCACCCAGGCCACGATCCTCCAGTCGTCAAGGATCTTCAGCCGCTTGCAGAGTCCCCTAGGCGTGGCGGGCTTCGGCGACATGGGAATCATGCGGGTCAGCCGCGGCCTTGACCCTGACGTCGTCCAGCTCGTCGAGGGCTACCGCCGCGTCAACGGTGTCGCATGACCGCCCTCACCGACCTACGCACCGGGCTCGCCAACCGGCTCACCACCATCACCGGCCTGCGGTCCTCGGCCTACATCCCCGACAACCCGCAGCCGCCCGTCGCCGTCGTGATGCCGGGCCGCATCCAGTACGACACCGCCTTCGGGCGCGGGTCGGACGAATACTCATTCACCATCATGCTCATCGTCGGCCGCGTAGCCGACCGGGCATCACAGACCAACCTCGACGCCTACTGCGCCTCTAGTGGTAGCGCGTCGGTGAAGGCGGCAATTGAAGGTGACCGCTCCCTCGGGGGCAAAGCCTTGGACTGCCGAGTCACAGAAATGACTAACCAGGGCTCGTTGAGCATCGGGGACGTCACCTACCACACGGCGGAATTCAACGTCAGCGTGATTGCTGCCGGCTAACACACAGAAGAAGGAGGCCACTACCGTGGCGAAATTTGTAGGCAAGAACCTTCGGGTGAAGGTCGGCAGCACCGAGCTCACCACCAACATCGCAAGCGTTGAGGTCACCGAGACTGTCGACGAGATCGAGACCACGGCGTTCGGTCAGTCTGCACGCAGCCGCATCGCTGGCCTCAAGGACGCCTCGGTCACCATCAGCCTGCACCAGGACTACGACGCCTCCAGCGTCAGCGCCACTCTTGCTGGCGTCTTCGGTGGCACGGCCAACGTGGTCATCCTCGCGGGCACCAGCACCACCCAGGGCACCGCGACGTCTACTGCCCCGCTCTACACAATCCCGGTCCTCTGCTCCCAGCAGACGCCCGTGAACGGGCAGGTCGGCGACCTCACCACATTTGATGTGACGTGGCCCGCCGTCGGCGAAATCAGCCGCTCAACCGCTGGCACGTTCTAGGTCTAGGAGAATCCCTTGCGCATCCAGTTCACCATCACCTACGCCGACGGCACGGCGGCGGAGGCTACGGCCTCCGTCGCCGACCAGGTGGCCTTTGAGCAGCAGCACGACCGCTCCATCGCCCGCCTCGCCGACGACTTCCGCCTGACTGACGCCTGCTGGCTCGCGTGGCACTCACTGCACCGCACCGCCCGCACGGCTGACGACTTCAACACCTGGCTCGACAAGGTTGAGAACGTTGAGTTTGGTCAGGGGAAGATCGTCCCTTTGGAGGGGACGACAACGCCCACTGGCTGATCGTCCATCTGGCCTACGAATACGGCCTCGCGCCGTCCGCCGTGCTGGCTGAGTCCGACCGCATGATCTTCACCATGTCCAAGTATTTGACTTGGCGGGCCAACGAAAGCCGGAGGAGTTGACATGACCGACTTCACGGTGCGCGTTGAAGGAGCCGACCAAGCCGTTCGCGCGTTGCGCACAATGGAGCCCGAGACCGCCAAGCAGGTGGGCAAGGAGATCTCAAACGTCGGCCGGGATCTTGCCGCCTACATCCGCGCCAACGCTCCGACCCAGCCTCCGATGAGTGGCTGGCGCGAGACGGGCGCGGCTCGAGGTCGCACCCGCGGAGGCGCTGGCTGGCCCGCTTGGGCGCCCATTTCCGCCAGCAGCAAGCGTCGCGGCGTCTCTGTCACTGTCAACATGACGGGTGCCGTGGCTGCCATCTACGAGTCGGCTGGCAAGAACGGCCTCGGCGGCATCTCGACCCACCCTGACGGGGGCCAGTTCATTCGCAACTTGAGCCGCTACGGGCGTCTCTACACCTCAGGCGGGCGCCCCAGATCTGGACGCCTGGCAGGCAAGGCCATCGTCACGCAGTATCCCGAGGCCATCAAGCGCATCCAGGCCGCGTGCGACCGGGCCGTCGATGCAGTTAATAGGAGGTTGCCCTCATGGCAGTAAGTGGGTCAGGCAAGGGCATCCAGATTGTTGTCGGCACCGACTACAACGACCGCGACCTCAAGCGCGCCCAGCGGGACCTTGATCGCTTGAAGGGTGAGGCGGCCAAAACCGCCACTCCCATGCAGAAGCTTGGCGCCACTCTGCGGCAAAACCTTGGCCCGGCTTTGGCAATGGCTGGCGCAGCGGCTGCTGCGTTTGCCACCAAGCTCGCAATTGATGGCGTCAAGGCAGCGATTGCCGACGAAGCAGCTGCACGCAAACTAGCCCAAACGTTGACCAATTTGGGTGAAGCGCACCGTACTGCCGACGTTGAAAACTTCATCACTGAGTTGCAAATGGCAACAGGTGTGGTTGACGACGAAATGCGCCCCGCTTTTGAGCGCTTGGTGCGCTCCACTGGAAATGTAGACGAAGCCCAACGGGCACTATCAATTGCTCTTGACATAAGCGCAGGTCGCGGCAAATCACTTGAACTTGTCGCGAACTCTTTGGGCAAGGCCTATGACGGCAACGCTAACGCGCTGGGGCGACTCGGGCTTGGCGTTGATTCAGCAATTCTCAAAACTGGCAACATGCAAGTAATCACGGGCGAACTGTCACGCCTGTTTGCTGGACAGGCTGCCCAGGCTGCCGATACGTTTCAAGGACAAATCCAGCGCGTCAGCGTCGCATTTGACGAACTGCAAGAGTCATTTGGCGCGGGCTTTCTCTCCGGGCTTGGCGATAGTTCAAGCGGCACTGACGATTTGGTTGATTCAATCAGGGACTTGCAGCCGGCGCTTGAGGCGCTTGGCGAGCAAATTGGCGGCGCCATCAAGTCACTTGGTGAGTTGTCATCCGGACTGACGCAAACGGCGGAGGATCTTAACATCCCTCGCAGTGAGGGCGCCAAGAATTTCCTTGAATACTTCATCGGCATCCCAGGGCTCTTGAAGACTGCCGCAGGCGCGCTGGGTCTCTTTAGGTCGGCGACGGAAGACCAAGACGATGTCAATGCCCGGATTGTGGTTTCACATGCCGACTACCGAGATGCCGTCGTCCGCGTCGGGCAGGCCGCTAGCACGAGCGTCACTTATGTCGATGAATTCGGCAACTCGGTTACTGAATCTGGAGAGGATGCCGAGGACGCCGCCGAGAAGTTCGACCTGTTTGCGGCAGCCATTGCCAAGACAGACCAAGTCGTCGCCTTTCGGCAAGCCATTGACGAGGTCGGCGGCGCCTTCAAAAGGACCAACACGCCGGTCAACATCTTCGGCGAAAAGGGCCAGGAAAACTTTGACACTTTGAAGGGACTAATCGAGCGCACGGCGTCTTATGCCGAAAGCGTCGATGGTGTGGCGAGTCAGGCGGCCATCGCCAGCCAAGGACTTAGCAGCCTTGAGGGTGCGTTCAAGAACGCCAAGATGGACCCTGCCACACGGGCACTCCTGCTTGAGCCTTTCCAGGCTCTCATCGACGATCTGAGCGAGGCCGGTGTGGACGTCACCAACTTGCAGATCAAGTTGGACTCACTCAAGTCAAAGAACATAACGGTGACCACGGAGTATCGCTTTACTGGTTCCAATAAGCAGGCGTTCTTTGAGGCTGACGGCGGCCGTATTGCTGGCCGAGGTTTTGGGGTGCCGCGCGGGTCGGACACGGTGCCGGCCATGCTCACCCCTGGCGAGTTCGTCGTGCGAAAGTCGGCAGTAGACAAGTTCGGCGCGGGACTGTTCTCGCAGCTCAACCGCGGCATCAACCCCCTCGCAGGCATGTCCCCGACGGGCAGCGGCCGAGCCAGTGGCTTTTCCATTGGCAGCATCAACGTCACCGCTGCTCCCGGTGAGCGTGCCGAGACATCCCTTCCCCGTGCGCTGCGTCGCGCGGCCTTCCTGGCAGGCGTCAATGGCTGAGACATACAAGATCGGCGCAACCGACGTCACCACATTCCTCACCCACCTCCAGGTCATCGACGGCAACATCGGCATCCCGCCGCTGCGCCAGGACGACTACTCGGTGCCCGGCCGCACCGGCGCCATCGCTGCGACCCCCTGGTGGGGTCCGCGTGTGGTTACGTTCGGCGGCATTGTGGCGGGCTCAACTCGGGCCGCCATGCAGACCAACCTCAAGAGCCTCGGCTCCCTCGTGCTCAATGGCGGCGACACGTTCACAATGTCGCGCACGATCGACACGGCCGGCACCCCGACGCACACGGCGACGGCCCGCTACCTCGGCGGCCTTGAGCAGTCCGAGGCGCTGTCGAACCGGGTCGCCCGAGTTGCCTTTGACGTGCAGCTCATGGACGGCTTCTGGTACGAGTCGGCCTACACCCCCGGCACCGCGCTGGCCGGCACCACCGTGGTCAACGTCAACGGCGACGCCCCCACCCAAGACATCAGCCTCACCTACTCCATTGGCGCCGGGTCGCAGCGGGTCACCAACTCCGCCTACCCCGGCCTAGCCCGGCTCACGCTCAAGCCCGGCAACAACACCCTCGTGGTGACTGGCGGCGGCACCGTGACCATGAGCTACCGGGCGGCGTGGCTGTGACTCATCTGCGCCTCGACGTATACGACCCTCTCAACCAGACCTATCAGGGGACTTTGTCGCAGTCACTAACCAGCGAGTTTGTGGATGAGTTCAACTCACCGGGCTACGGCACCTGCACCGTGCCCCTGTTCTCCGCCGACGCTGCGCTGCTCGTGAAGGACGCCGTCGTGCGCGTCATCTACCGGGACGCGGTCAGGTTCGCCTGGTTTGTGGAGACCCGTGACCGGGATCTCGCCAACGCCAGCGGGCAGCAAACCCTGACGGCTTCGGGGCGCGGGCTGCTGGCCTGGCTTGAGGATGCCGTGCTCTACCCGCAGGGCGGGCTGGCTGACTTCCTCGCCCCCGACCGGCCGTTCAACTGGGCCTCGGGGCCGGGGACCTGGCGGTCTTCCGGCAACTACCAGGCCGCCCTTGGCGTGACCTGGCGGGACGATTCAACCAGCCGCGACGGCTTGCCCGTGCGCTGGAAGGACCCGTCGGCGCAGTGGATCTGGCGCACCAACCCCGAGACCGTCGTGCAGCGCGGAACCGTCAACTGGTTCTACAGAGACTTCACCCTCACCGACCCTGTCCGCGTCAAGTTCTACGCCTCCTGCGACAACAGCATGGACGTCTTCCTCGACGGCCAGCAGATCATGTCCTCCAGCGACTTCGACCAAGAGGCCGCCTCGTTCACCCAGATGGCCCGGTTCACCATCCGGCTCGGCATCGGCACCCACACTCTCGCCGCCAGGGTCAAAAACGACAAGCCTTGGCAGCGGTACGACCTTGAGGTCACCGCCACCGACGACAAGGTCTCCTGCTCCGGGCACGGCCTCGCCAACGGCACCCAAGTCAAGGTCAAGGACAAGTCAGGCGCCGCCGGGCTCACCAAGGGCGACACCTATTTCGTGCGCGCCAAGACCGACGACGACTTCAAGCTTGCCACCAGCAACTCTGACGGCACCATCGTCAACGTCACCACCAACGGCAAGATCGACCTCGAGCTCAAGGTCGACAACACGGCCGGCTTCATTCTCACCGGCATCGAGGTCAACTCCGACGGCAAGGAAACCGACACGGTCGTTGTGCGCACCAACACCTCGTGGCAGGTGTCCTCAACCGAGCCCTACTGGCGCCCCGCGATGATCCTCAAGACCCTCGCTGAGGAAGCCTCTACGCGCGGCGTGTACCGCATGAACCGCCTCACCTACGGCTTCACCAACTCCGCCCCGACCAGCGGATCGTGGACTACCGAGGCGGACCTCACCCTCAAGGTCGGCGCCACCCTGCTCACCGTGCTTGACGACATGGTCGACCTGGGCCACGACTTCTGGCTGGACCCGTCCACCCTTGAGCTTGAGGCGTGGGAGTCCCGCGGCACCGACCGCTCGGCGACCGTGCTGCTGGACACTGGGCAGAACCTTGCCCGGTTTTCCACCAGCGTTGAGCGGCCCCTCAAGACCGTCGCCCTCGTGCGCACCAAGAACGGTTGGCTGCGCACCGCGGACAACACGTTGCGGGACGCCAACGGCTGGCGCGAGACCTTCCTTGAGTACGGCAACACGGCCTCCGAGGACGCCGCCAAGCGCCAGGCCAACCGGGTCCTCGCCCGCACCGGCAAAACCCAGGTTCTCGCCCAAGGCGTCGAGGTTGTGGTCACGGCGGGCGCGGTCCCGTATGTCGACTTCGCGGTTGGCGACGTCGTCTCGATCCCTAACCCGTCGGGCACGGGCCTGCCCAACAAGGCCCGCATCCTGTCCATCGGTCTCAAGGAGGAGGGCGGCGGCGTGTCCTTCCAGCCCGAGCTTGAGGTGATCACAAGTGCCTGACGGTCAGATGCGGCGCGCCCCGCAGCTGTGGGAGCAGCGCCTCGCCCGCACCACCGCGATCCTCGGTGTCGGCATCTCCTCCTCAGGGGACGCGACCGCCATCGTGCCCCCCACCCCGCCCCCTGGTGCTGGCGGCGGCACCGAGCCCGCGCCCGTCGCACCCGCCCCCGGCCTCTTTATCGCCCCATCAGCGCCCACCCTCATCGGTTCGGTGCAGGGGATCAACGTCGTCTGGAACGGCCTCAACTCGGCCGGCGACCTGTGGCCCTCAGATACGTCCTACGTCGAGGTTCACATGTCCACGGCGGGCACCGGCTTCACCCCAGACGCCAGCACCCTCAAGGGCCGCCTCGTGCGACCTGGCGGGCTCGCAGTCACGGGCCTGACTAGCGGCGTCACCTACCACTTCCGGCTTCGTGGCGCCGACCCCGCAGGCAACTACACCACCGCGGGCGCGGCTGCCAGCGGCACGCCCGGCCTGATCACGGCCCCCGACATCGCCGCCAACGCCATCACGGCCAACAGCATCGTCGCTGGCACGATCACCGGCTGGAGCATCAACGCGGCCTTCCTGTCCGGCGGCACGGTCAGCGGCGGATTTATCACGGGCGGCACCGTGTCGGGTGCGCTTGTCACCGGTGGCACTGTCTCCGGTGGGACGCTGCAAACCAGCAGCGGAGGAAGTCGCATCACAATCAAGTCAGACATCATCGCCGGCAACATTGACGCAATTGAGTTTCGCTCAGGTGGCAACGTCGCAGCCGCCCTTTATGGCGACGCCACAGGCCTAATCTGCAACGACCAACTGACGGTCTTCGGTGATTTAGACACAAGTGGCACACTTACGGCCGACTCAATGCGCCCCACCGCTAACGCCATTGTTTTCCAGGGCTACCGCGAGACAGCCACCGCAGGCGACGTGATTATGCGCCTCTCTAGTGACGTTACTAGCGCAAACCAAGCCAAGTTCGAGGTCGACGCCGACGGTGACGTCAAGAGCCGCACCAACTCCTACGCCGGATTCTCTGATGCCCGCTACAAGGAGAACGTCACTCCGGCCCGCGACTACCTACAGGACCTCCGCGACGTGGAGGTCGTTACATTCAACTGGGAAGGCTCTGAGCAGAAGCTCCTCGGCGTGACAGCGCAGCAGATCCAGCCCATCTTCCCGAACATGGTTGCCGAAGACGAAGACGGCACCCTTTCGGTGCGCTACTCCGTATTCGTTCCCATGCTCATCACTGCGGTTCAGTCCCTCGCAACTGAGGTTGAAGACTTGCGCGCCCGCATCGAAGCCTTGGAGGCCTAATGCCTTTGCCCGGTAACGTGTCGACGCTTGTCGTCATCGGCACATTCCTCACCCCAGAGGGCAACCCCTCAACGGGCACCATCACCTTTACGCCGTCCCGGTGGCTCACCAACTCGGGCGCCGACGTCGCCATCCCCAACTCGGGCGTCACCAAGACGCTGGGCACGGCGGGCAACTTCACCGTCACCCTGCCGGTCACCGACGACGGCGACCTCCAGCCCGCCAACTGGTACTACACAGTCTCCGAGGTTGTTGACGGCGTCAGCCAGTCCTATGCGCTCCTCCTGCCCGGGACGGCTGGGTCGGGTGGCACCGTCTACCTCGCCGACCTGGCCCCCGCTGGCGAGCTCGGTCCTGAGTACGCCAGCCTCCGCGGTCCCGCCGGTGAGGCCGCCACCCTCGCCATCGGCACCACGACCTCGGTGTCCAACGCTGGCACCGCCTCCGTCACCAACGTCGGCACTAACACCAACGGCACCCTCAACTTCGTGCTCCGCGACGGCCCCACCGGTCCGCAGGGATCAACAGGCCCGACCGGGCCGCAGGGCTCCGCAGCAACAATCACGGTCGGCACCGTCGGCTCAGTGCCCTACGGCGGCACTGCCACCGTCACCAACTCGGGCACGTCGGGCGCGGCTGTCCTCGACTTCGTTGTCGTCCAGGGTCCGCAGGGATCTACCGGCCCACAGGGCCCGCAGGGAATCCAGGGCGAGACCGGGCCGACCGGGCCGACAGGACCGACAGGACCACAGGGCGCGACCGGCACAGCAGCCACCGTCACGGTCGGCACCATTGGCTTTGTTGACTACCCAGGTCCCGGCACAGTGACCAACTCCGGCACCTCCGGCTCGGCCGTCCTGGACTTCGTCCTCGTGCGCGGCCCCCAGGGCGCCATCGGCGACCTCACCGCAGCTGCCCCGCTGCGCTACGTCGGCTCCGAGTTCGGGCTGAACGTCGGCACGGGTCTAGAGACCGCGGGCACCACTCTGGCTGTCACCTACGGCACGGTCGCGGCGGCGCTCGGCACCACGACCGCCGGCACGGTCGACAGAGCGTCGCGGCAGGACCACGTCCACGCCATGCCCACCGCGACCGACGTCGGCGCCATCGGCACGGCCGCCCTCACCACCAGCAACCCGGCCGCCCTGGCCGCAGCTGCGGCCCCAGGCACCGCCACCAACGTCGCGCGCCTAGACCACGTCCACCCCTTCCCCACGCCCTCCGATATTGGGGCGGTCGGGAATGCCCTAGTAGACGCCAAGGGCGACCTCGTCACCGCGACAGCCGACAACACACCTGCTCGCCTAGGCGTGGGTGCCAATGACACGGTGCTGACCGCTGACTCCTCGACGGCTACGGGCCTAAAGTGGGCTGCGGTTTCGGGCCTGCCCTCGCAGACCTCAAACGCCAACAAGCTGCTGACCACCAACGGCACGGCAGCGTCATGGACCGACACCCTGAGCAACCTCATTCAGCTCGGGCCCGAGGAGCGGTTCAACGTGGTGGGCTCCGCTGCCTCTGGAACGGTCGCCATCAACGTCAAGACAGCCGGCGCCTGGTTCTACACCACCAATGCCTCTGCCAATCACACCATTAACATTCGTGGGGATGCGTCAACGACGTTGAACTCGATGCTGGCGACGGGTGACGCGATCACGGCTTCGTGGATCATAAATAACGGTGGCACCGCTTATTACCCGACTGCCGTCCAGGTGGATGGGACTGCGGTGACGCCTAAGTGGTTGAACGATACGGAGCCGCCGTCGTCGTCGCAGGCTAATCAGACTGCTGGTGTGGATGCGTTCACGTTCACGATCATCAAGACCGCAAGCACCCCGACGTACACGGTGCTTGGGGCTTGGGCGCAGTACAGGTGATGCGCTGATGCCTATTGTGGGTCAGTTCGGGTCGCTGGCGGGGTTTGGTGTGTTCCCTGGTGGCGCGTTGGAAAGCATCGCGACCATCACGGTCGGGAGCGGCGGGGCAGCCAACATTGAGTTCACCTCAATTCCTGGCGGCTTCCAGCATTTGCAGGTGCGTGGCATTGTCAGAAGTGATCGGGCAAGTGGTAACGAGAATGTGCGCTATCAGTTAAACGCGAGCACGTCATCAAACTACGCCTATCACGCCCTACGCGGCGATGGTTCTGCCTCCAACGCGGAGGCAGGTTCATCGCAGGCGCAAATGGAATTGGACAGGACGATCGCTGGCGCTACTGCAACAGCCAGCGTATTTGGCGGGTTTGTGATGGACATCCTTGATTACTCGTCGTCCTCAAAGGCTACTACTACGCGCACTTTGGGCGGATACGACAGTAACGGATCGGGGCAAGTGGTGCTGTCTAGCGGCCTGTGGACCGTGACTGATGCTGTTACTAGCGTGAAGTTCTTTCCCCGATTCGGAACAAACTTTGTGCAGCACAGCACGCTTGCCCTGTAC